AAGTTAAACTCTATTTTTGTTTCAATTTCTTTTGCGTATTCCCAACCAGTTGCATCAGTTGCATTAAGAACTTCTTTATCATTTTCAGCACAAGACCAAGCTATAAATTTACCATTTCTTGTCATAAAAACTTTACGTTTAACCCATCTTACAGAGTCATCTGAAACTAGCATCCATCGTTCAGGTGTTTTTAATGGAAAAGCTATTTCTTCATTTTCACGATAATAAGTACCATCTTTTCTAAATGATAATTTTTCTCCACATCTAATTGGAAATTTTGTTGTATCATCTATTTCAGTAACTTGTACTTTAATCCAGTCTCCTACTTTTACGTTTTCTAAATTCATTTTACTTTGTTTTTATTTGTTTAAAATTAATAATAATTCTTGATAATACTCTCGTGCAACTTCGATTCTTTGCTTTAATTTTTCAATGTCAGCTTCGTTGTATTCAACTATAAATCTTTTAACACGTAAATTTTTAGGTATATGCTCAAAACTATGTAGGCTTTCTACTGCTTCACGCACAAGAGGGTCTTCATCAATTAAGCATAACTTCCAATGTTCTTTTCTTACTTCGCTTTCTACAATTTGAAACGGTGTATCTGTTAAACAATATACTAACTCTGCTTGTTTATGTCCTGTAAGCCACATATATGCCATTAATTGCCAGTGGTAATTTTTATTTTTAAGCACATCGTCAAACATCGGAAAAGTACTTGCAGACCAAGAGCATTTAATATCAGCTAATAAAGTGTCATTTACTAAATCTGGTGTACCTACAACATAATCATTTTTAAACTTTTCTTCGTTTTTTAGAATCCAATTCCAGTCCAATACTTCACTTGCCAACTCAATTGCTATGTCTTCGTTTTGATTTCCTTTATCGGTATAGCGTGAACTAAATTCTTTGTAGATACCTAATTCTTTCTCTCTAAACATATCTTCAATAAGCGTCTTTGCAGTAGCAGACAAAACCTCGCTTTTTGTACGAGATTCTGTCATTAAATTTCCTAACTGCGAACATCTAAATAGTAAACTCATAGCGTTGCGAATGTTAATTTTTGTGATTCTGTTAATTCAAACTGCAATAAATCTTCTTTCTTAGCAAGTCCTTTACCTATTGCATCAATTGCTTTGTTAAAACGTTCATCTGTGATTGTTTTAACTTTCTTTACTTGTTCGCCACCAGCGTCTGTGTCTTTGTCTGTTACAATACCCAAAATTGAACTCAATGCGTAACGTCTAAAGTAAGTTAGTTGACTTCCGTACACTTGAAACTCATTCATTCCTTTAAGTGCGACATCTTTAAGTAATGCCATTTTAGATTCAATCGTTTCTCCAGTTTCAACGTGAAACAAAATAGTAGTTAAATTCTCGTTTTCTATTAATTGAGTGAATCCTAAGCCGTGCTTTTTTAATAGTGGATTAATTACACTAAAGATTTTTGGTAAATCTGCAAAGGTGTAACCATAACCTTGTGTTGCTTTGTGAATCACTGGAACTTCTTGTTGAAATTCTGCTAATGCTTTAAATAAATTTTTCATTTTCTTAGTTTTAAATTGTTAATAACGTATGCAAATATAAACATTTTTATTTAATTGATAACTTTTTTATCAAATTATTTTTAATCTGCCAAAAGTCCTGCAATGAATTAGCTTCTAATATATCCAGCTCTGCTTCTGTTAATTGCAATTTGTCTTCGTCTGGTATATCAATGCAAGAAACTTCTAACTCGTTTTCAACCAACTCAATTAATTCTTTAAAGTCTGGATAGTTTTTATTTCTATCGTAACATTCCAGTCCGTGTAAAATTGTAGCGTGTCCTTTTCCAAACATTTTACCGATTCTATCTAATGTCATTCTGTTTCTTCTTAGAAAGTGATACAATACGCTTCTTATGTACACTTTTTCACGTTTTCTTGAACTTGTATTTAGTTCATATCTTTCTATTAATTCTGTAATCTTAATTAAATTCATTTTATTGTTTGTTTAAATGTTTCGTTGTAGTATTGTTCCCAAGATTCCCAAACTGGAGGCATATCTTTTTCAAATATTTTAGCTTGTCTTGATTGTTTAAATGTTTCTTGACTCTGTTGCTTTTCCATTTCTTTGGCTTGGTTCAAAATTTCTTGATGTTGTACTGCATATTCCCCAATACTTAATTCTTTATTTTCTAACTTGATTAAAAGTTTTAAATGTTGTTGAGAATACCATTCTACTGCTAATTGTTTCATTTTAAATCTTGTTTTAATCGTTCTAAATAAAGTATGCCATCCATTAACTCATCTTGTGCGTGTTCAATCCAATCTAACGTGCTTAAATCGGTTCTTTCAAGTGTTACTCCGTACTTCTTTAAACCTTCGTCTGCTCGTTTTTCAAACTTCTTAATTACGTTTAATACTATTCTATCTATTTCCATAACTTTAAATATATTTTACAATTTCGTGTGTTTATGTAAATTGTATTTTGTTTTAAATTTCGTATTCTTCTATTTCTCCGCTTCCCTCACATTCTGGACATTCAACGATTTCTGTACATCCACCGCAACAATTCCAAGCTGGTTGAAAGCAATCAGCAGATACTTCTATTCTGCCTTTGCCATCGCATTGTTTACATTCTACTTCTATCATAATGCTAATATTTCTTGTTTAACATCTTCCCAATATTCATACTCTAAAGTTAATTGGTTTAAAACTATTAATATTTCATCAACTGTTATTAATGCACATTGTTTGACTGTTGCGTTAAACAATGCTTCGCTTGGTGGAATGCAACCATTTCTATCAAATGGATTGGAGTATTTATCAAATAACTCTTTTGCTTTTTCTTTTGGTGTCATACTGCTAAAATTTCGGTTAATACTTTGATATACGCTTGTTCTATTCTTTCAAGTCCACGTTTGCAAGTGTCTATTCTGTTAAAGTGTTTATCTTTCATATCTGAAAACCAACAATGTATATGAATAGTATTTTCTAAAAATAAAATTCTATCTTTCATATCTCTATGCATCTGCATTAAATTGTTCGCTTTGTTGTGTAGTTTATAGTTCATCGTTTTTCGTTTAAATTGTTTAACTTAATTTCTCTTATTCTGTTTAATCTTTGCACATCAAACGTGGTAAAAAATTGCTTTCTGATAGCATCGTTAATGTGGTTACCTTTTGGTACGTACTCATTTTCAATTTGAGTTGGTACATAGTTAGGGTTAAAAGTGTTGTGTAATGTTTTCATATTATAAAGTTTAAATGTTTCAGCAAATATATACATAATGTTTATAACTGCAATACTTTTTAACAATTATTTTTAAATTATTTTTATTTTTCCAATGTTTATGCTGGTTTCAGAGCATAAAAAAAGTGGAGATTTCTCCCCACTTCTAACAATTAAACTAAAAAACTATGAAAATCAGCAAACAGAAAAGCAGATTTCGTGCAAATATAACTATTTTAAATTATTACGCATCTTAAATTGAATAAAATCCATATAAGTTTTGTTATTTATAGTGAACTTTTTATTGCATATTTTGCGGTCTGAACATTGCATTCTATGTGTTATCGTTCCAGCTGGTGTTGTGTACATACTTTTGTAGTGTGGTAACTTGCCACAATTCGGACATTCAAACTTTTCTCCACCTCGCAAAACTGCGTAATTAACTTTGTGTTTAGTGTACGGTGCTAATCTTTCGTAAACTTTCTCCAAGACTACTACATCCATATCGCAGTACTCAACCATTCGTTTAAGTGCTTCAGCATCTTTGTTGAAAATGATTGCTTTCCACATATCCATTCCTTCGTGTTTCAACTTTGCACCTACTCCAAGAAATTTAGCAATATAATCTAACTTATTTGAATTGAAATTAAACTGACTTTTAGCGTGTTTAAGCGTATCAATAGTTTGGTATTGTGGAAACATATCAATCTGATGGAATAAGCAACGTGTACGCAGCCATTTAATATCGAATCTGTCTCCATTGTGTGCAATTATCTCATCCGCTTTGTTTAGTTCTTTAATAAACGATTTTAAAAGTGATTTATCGCATTGGTTTTTGTCCCACGTTAAATGATGCACTTCGTCTTTACCTTCCCATTTCCAACTTACACAAATTATAGCACGTTCTTTTATAATGTCGTCTGGTTGTATGTTTAAGTTGTAACCACTTCGCCAGAAAATACCAATATTAAACGATGTTTCGATGTCGAAAAACAATCTCTTTCTCATAAATAAAATTTAAGTAAATAAAAAAACCACTTTTTATAGTGGCTTGTAAGGTATGTATTGTGTTTTACCACCGATTTTAATTGCTCTTAACACTTGTTTGCGATTGTTACCTTTACGATAAGATATGTGAAACCAGTTTGCGTGTTCATCGTTACCAAATTCATAGATAGCTTGGTCAAATTCTACGTTCTTAATTATCCAATCAAACAATTTTCTGTCTGTTAATTCCAAGTCAAACGCCTCGCCAAATGTATGTTGGCTACTTGATGAACCTCCTATAAGTTTATTTAGTTGATAGCATCTAAAACCGCTACTTATTTTAATTGGTTTACCTACGTGCTTTCTAATCGGTTCAAATACATTCTCGCATAGTTGTATTGCTTTCTTTACTTGTATTGCATTCATTACGTTATGAATACCTTTCTTTATTGCAGTTGGCGAATAGCAAAACTCGTCAATCGTTACGTGCTTACTTAGATTCATATTAAAATTTTGGCTTAAAGATAAACGAAATTATCGTAATGCAAATTAATCCGATAACAATTAATAAAAGCGTGTAAGGAAACGGCTTAGTTTTAGTTCTATATTCTTTGCGTATTTTAATTTTTTCAAGTCTTAACGTATCTCGTTTTAACTTATATTCAATTCGTGTCTCAAATCTTGTTTTAGGTACATATAAGCGTTTGTAACGAATGATAGTATCTTTAGTGGTAAAATACTTCTCAAAGTAAAAAGTATCTTTTAAAACCACTTTAAATGAATCTATTGAAGTGATGCGGATAGTGTCGCTTTCTTGCTCTAACTTTGCACCTTTTTTGTATGCTCTGTTGATATGCCATTTAGCACTACAAGAAGTAAAATATAATACAAGAAATATAGATACTGCCCACGCAAATAATATAGATAATAATGCTTTAACTTCTACTTTCATTCTGCAAGTTTTTTCTTTACGTCTTTTGCTTGGATAATTAGCTTTACAATCTTACTAATAAAAGAATATCCTTTTACTTTTTCAAACGATTCATCCATACTTTTTACCTCAATACTAATAAGCATTAAAGCAATTAATTTAGTGGCTAAATAATCTACGCTTATAACTTCTTTTGTCAAGTAATTAATTATAAAAAAATCAGAAGCATAAACTAACATAATAGCACCAACGTAACTCATCAATTTTGGTACAAATCCGTGACGGAATGTCTTTGAGTTTACTTTTTCTTTTAATTTACTCGCTTTCCATACTCCAAATGCAGTATCTAAAATAGTAGATAATGCAACGAGTATAATAATACCTTTAATCGGTGCAAAGAATACAACTAATACCTTTAAAAGAATGGTTAAATTTGATGCTATTACTTTAATCATATTACCATAATTGAATCGGTGTAACCATTATCTGGATTGTGCGTTGGTCGAATGTCGCTATCCTTATTCAATACGCTTGTAAAGTTTGTAAACAAATCTTTATTTGTATGTAAATAGTTTACCAAACGAGCCTCGTAAAAAGATGCCTTTTGTCCGTAGTGGTCTTGAGCAAAAGCAACCTCTTGTTGACTAACTGAATTGGAATAGTCGCCATTCTGTAATTGTAGACCTTTATTTTTAAGCTGGTAAGATAAACCAAAGACTGCATCTTCAGCACTTCTCCACGCAACAATTGGTTGTATATAAGTTACAAGAATCTCCTCATTTGCTGACAATGTTTGTGCGTTGTACTTTGCTAAAATATCATTATAAAAATACGTTCCTAATATTGGTTGTATCCTCAAATCTGATTGTGTCTTAATGTATGGAACAATGTCGTTAACATCACAATTTGCCGTTATCGGTGTTTGTGTTTTTAAATAGTTCTCTGTTATAAAGTAAATCATAGTGTCGGTGTTGTTGGTGCGTTGTCAATTGCTTCTTGTGCTATCTGTGATTTTGTTTTGTCGCCATCTGCTACTGGTGGTAAAGATGCTAAAGCACGTATCTCATTTTCAGTCATTGATTCAAGGACTTTTGTAGCAACTAAAGGCGACATAGTATTCAAAGCGTCTTGTGTTTTACTGGCGTCACCATCTACTTCTACAATTGTTTCATTTACAATTTGGTAGTTGTTTATTACAAGTTCAGCTTTTACTTTTGCGATTGCTAAAATTTCGTTTACTATGTCTTCTACTACTTGACGCATTGGAATAATAGTATTTTTCTCGAAAATTACATACGCTTGTTTAATGTCAGAACCAGAACCAAGTTTTCCACTTACACGAATACCCATTAATATTGGATCTATTGTATGTGCTTGACAAATCTTACTATCAATTGATTCAGTCGTTACTTGAAAGACGTTATCTAAGTTGTTTGTTGGTATAGATTCAATTGTTGGTAGTTGTTCTTTATTGTTAG